GACGCTCGTTAAACGGGACGGGCTTATATACGGGAGCCCCGTTTGAATCAAATGTTACATAATTTGGCCTGCCATTGATGTTTTCAATCCTCGGCTGAGAGGCATTTACCCCCTGTATGGTCGCCGTACTTGTCGGAGCCACTACTGGAGTAGTTTCAGCTGAAAGAAAACTGTTGGTAGCGCCAAGAGGAGCAGTACCCAATGAGTAGTCAGTGGGAGGAGTATTCATCAAATACTGTGACTGCGTGGACAACCTTGGGGTATAGCCAGGCTGTTCCATGACTGCATTGGCTTGTGCCTGCGAGACCATGAAGTTGTCAACCGGTTCTTTGTAGTATGGAGAGTATTTATCTACAGTGGACGAAGGAAGATTGTCAACGGGTGCTTTGTAGTATGGAGAGTATTTATCTACAGTGGACGGAGGAAGGTTGCTGGTGGCATCACCGACAGGGTTAACAGGATTAATACTCAGGTTATCGTCTAGAGAAATTGGGCCCATCTGCTCGAGCCTTGCTTGTTCGGCGGGGCTATAGCCTAAATCAACAGGTTTTCCGCCCGGTATGTATCCCTTTTGCTGACCATACCCAACGCCTGCGGCCGTTACGCCACCAATTGCGCCTGCTTTTAGGGAGTCTTGCAAAGACATACCCGATGCCAAACCAAAGCCTGTTCCCAACGCTGCGCCCGTGAAGCCTTGATTCAAGACGCTACCTGCCGCACCAGGCATGTAGCCGCTAATAGATGGAGCGATTGTTCCGCCGATGTAGCCCATGGCCGCACCTTTGAGCACGTCTTGTAGGCTTCCACCGCTTAGTGCGGACAGGCCGCCACCGACAAGGGCTGCTGTGCCGGCGGTGCCAATACCATAGCCTGCCGCAAGTGGACCCAAATACATGGTCAATCCAATGCTCAAAGCAATTCTTCCAATCGGACTACTGGCGACTGATTTAACAGCGTCGCCTACGCCCTTTGCCACGCCCTTGACTCCATTCCACGCATCATTTAACCAGCCGTATTCTCTTAATCCTGTGTAAGGGTTAATCGTTCCAAGGCCGCCTGCTCTACGCAGCATTTCGGCTTCTTGTGGGTTGATGTGGGCAAGGATGGTGTCTCGTCCACGGCCCCGGGCTTGCAGTGCTTTGGCAGCGTCTGCCAAGCCCCCGCTCTTCATTGCCATGGGTTCTTGTGGTCCGGGGCCCATGGCCTCTGGAGAAACATTCTGTACCTGTTGAATGCGTTGCTCATTTAGCGCCGCCAACATGGTGGAAACAAATGACTGATCAAACTCAGGCGGGAAGTCGCCTTCCTCAATCGCACCCGCTTCAATGCCAGCACGGATTACTTCCTTGTACTGGTCAGGGTACTGCAACATGTATTCAAGCAGCGTGACGAACGATTCAATCTCGCTGGATTTGAGGTTGAGTTCGGACAGCTTAGAGCCAATGGCAGCCTTGTACTCGCCAAAGGCCTGCGGATTGGTCTCCTGCATAGCAGAAGATGCCGCGTTGTACGCGTCCAAGCTTGAGACGTAGCCCTGTAAGGGTTGCTGTTGTTGCTGTTGCATGGGCATGGGAGCCGCCATGATGCCTTCATTCGCCATGATTATCCTTTCCAGTTGATGCCAAGGGCCGCATGGGCCGCGCGTCGGGAAAGGACGCGAATGTGGCTGTGATTATGTCGCATTTCCCTAGTTCCTGTCTACCAGAAGTGCACTCACAGTCACATAAACATAATCTTGCGAAGAAGTAACGAACAACTCATCGTATCCCTCCAACACCAAAGGACCAGCGTTCCAGCCGGCCAAGAGGTCTACATATTTGTTTGAGGCTACCGATTCTAGTGGCACGAGGTAGTGCGTTCCAGACCCGTCAGGAGAAAAGGTAACCGTTATGTTGGTGCTACCTACACCTATGTTTGCTATCCAAATAGACTTGACAATGGCGGTTGAAGCAGCAGGAACCGTTAACACAATTAACGGTATGGTTGCGGACGGCGTACTTTGAAAACGTTTATATGAGTTTGCCATTATTTTCCAAAAAACCAAGTCTGTGCCTGGTCCTTGTCCTCGGTTACAACAGGCGTGTAAGTACTGTTAAGTTGCAAAATAATCTGCTCAAGAGATCGCACCAGTTGATTGAACTGCGACGCATCATAGGCAGGCGATGCATTGGGCAGTCGGACGTTGGTAATCTTGCTCATCGCAATCCGTCCGGCTGGATGTCAACGCGCAACGTTCCATAGCGCCAATTGGTGTCTACCTCGTTGCTCTCAATGCGCAAACTGATCTGTCTCCCGCGCGCGCGAGTGTCCACTTTCTCCGTGTTTGGAGTAATGATGTATGGGTCCAAAGAGCTCGGACTTGCACTGGCCTGCGGATACGGGCGCAACAACAAGTGGACAGTTAGATTGCCCTCTTGGTTCTTGAAGTCAGGGATGAACCGCTTCATGAACAGCATCTGGTCACCGTCGCCAATGTCAAAGTAACCAGACTTGACCAAAGCCGTGATGGCCGCTCCGTTGCCGTTCTTGCCGTCTTCTTGGTTGTATATCAAAGAACGACCAGCGGTCAGGCCATTGATCGTACTGATGCTGGTTTCAGTGCTGGCAGGAGAGTACTCAGCAGCAGTCGGTTTAGAGTAGGTGCCTAAATCCGTCCATGCTGTACGCGCCATAGTACCAATAGACCAGACATTCTCTAAGTAGTTGTACGTCACAAATCGATCGATGTAGTCGGATGTGTATGAGCAATACCACCAAGTGACCTCATTGAACTGGGTGTTGACGCCGATGTTCACCTTGGTATTTTGTACAACGTTAATGTCCTGGAACACGTAGTCTTGAACTGTACAGGCAAGCTTTTTTACCGTTCCGTCAAACATGAAAAACGCATCCTTGCCCATCCAAAACGACACACCATTGACGTCAGCAGAGGCATGCGGGCCTATCAGGCCACAGTTAGAACCCAGTTGCTGAAAGCCAAAGGTGTAGGGCGGACCGATGAACTGCATGCCGTGCAAAGCGGTATCTGTCCAAATGAGAATCTGTCCTCTGGATCGATCGGCAGAGACGATGTGGTTGCCGTCCGTGAGCCGTTGTCCGCCGGCCGTGTTTGTCGCACTCTCAGCAAAGCTGGTGATGTCCTCCTGATTGGAGAAACGAACAAACATGGGGTCTTGTGTCGCTGGAGTACCAATCGTGGACTCCGTGCCAAAGCACACCAAGTGCCTGTCTGGGGTAGACACAAGCGCATAGGTGCTCTTTGTGGGAGCACCGGAAATAGCCGTTACACGTGTAGTGATACCCGCACTTGTGTCAAACAAATAAATGCCACCGTTCGCAATCTGGCATATAACGTCTTCACCAAAACTGTCAAACTGCCAGACCCGCGAATCAAGGGCCACGGAAGTAGAGGGTGGCCTTGGTGTTCCCCAAGTGCTCGCGCCCCACGTTCCTATGCCCCAGCCGTAGTCCACTGTACTGACGGCAGTGCCTACGTTGATTTGATAGGCAGCATTCGCAGTGCCTGCGGCGTTGACCGTTGACGTGGCAGCAGCAGGGGAAAGGATGGTGTATTCATTAGCATTTGTGATGAACTGAATCTCAAATTCACCAGTCAAACTTGCGTTAGAAATGCCTCCAGGGTTTCCTGTGACGGTGGAGAACGTAACAAAGTCCCCTGTAATAGCGCCGTGAGCAGTGTCATTCACTGTGACAGTGGTAGAGGCATTGATCGTGTCAAAGGTGACGCCAACTGCTGTTCTACGAATAGGGGTAACGTCTCCCCACAAAGCACCATACAAAGCGTACAGTTTTCTGTTTGTGCCCACAATCATGTAGGGGGAGCCATCCAAAGCATTCCATGTATATATCTCGCTGATCATGCCCACCAGATAAGACGGGGACTCATTAAACTGGGTCCAGCCGCCTATCTTCTCAGGAAGGCCATAGCGAAAACGCACGTAGTCCGAGTCAATCCAGCCGCCTTCAGCGCCGTACTCGGTGTTTTGTTTGTCTACACCAGGTTTGAGAACAATTCGTGCGAGTGCCATGGCTTATCTAAATCCTGCGGTTTTCTTTGCTATCTTTTTTGGTTGAGCTACAAACTGCTTTCCGGCCGCCTTGCCTTTGCGTTTGGCCTTGGTCGTGGCTGCATACTCAGCAGAGGACAAAGACTTGATAGCTGCCTCAGGGAGATACCTCTCACCTGTTTTTGACGAAGGCTTCCCCGACTTAGTGCGCCACTTCTGGTCGCCCCAGTTTTTAAGGGATTGCTGTGGGGCTTTCAATCTCGGTAGCCTCCGCCTGCTTTTTTATAGCGCTGCGCCACCATCTGGGCTTTTCTGGCGCTCCATTGTCCTGCGCCAGTGCCTGCTGTGGCCTCTGCCTTTACAGCGTTAAAGATGCGTTTGCGTAACTCGGGCTTGGTGTAGTTTCCTGCGGCGTTGACGGTGGACTTTGCTTCGCCGCCGGCACTTTTCTTTACTGGAGTTTTCATATCAGCCTACATTTCTTTCAAAGTGAGGGCAGTCCACGAGGTTGGAAAAGTTCCCGCCCCAGCGGTTTTTGATGTTCAGTGACTCCCAGTATTCGCCCAGCGGAGCAATGGTCGCCTTGTCCCAGATTATCTTCCCATCCTTGAAGAAGTTCAAGTCTATGGCGCACCGCTTGAGGTGGATGGACTTCATGGTCTTTGATCGGCCTGTCTTGAAATAAATAGCCTGCTGCTCAGGTGTACGGGCAAGCTCGCCGCCAGTAACTTTAAAACCTTGTTCGGTGGCGTAGGTAATGAGTTTGCAGGCATCCAGTAGGAATGCGGCTTGTTCGTCAGATAAACTCATTTTTTGCCTTTCATTTCAGCCAGCTTTTCAATGGTTCTGCCACCGAAATACGCTCCCATGATAAGCATTCCCCATTGACCAAGCAAGGAAACGTAGGACTCATTGGCGTTTAAACCAAAGGCCGACATCATGGCAAATAAAAAGTAGCCTAAAAAGATAGCAATCAAGGACATAGGGCGTATGTTTTTGGACAGCCAAGAGTCACTGCTCATGTCGGCTTGCCAACGATCTGTGACATTGTCGGCATCGCTTTGTGCGGCCTTAGCAAACATTTCCATCTCAGCCAACTCCAGCTTGGCCTTTTCAATGCCTAGTTCAAGGAGCTTTTCTTCGTGGTCAAACTGAAGCTGGCGCAGCTTGGAGACGTCTTCTGCGGTCGGGTTGTCAGGAATCTTCACGCCCAGCGTGTTCTCCACGACCTCCTTGCCTTTGGCCTGTATAGCAGAGGACAGCAAGCCAAGCCCGTTTTGAGCCAAGCTACCTAATAGGGATGCAAGTATTGGTAACATTATTTTTCCCGTTGTTTCTGTTCAATTTCACGCCTGAGTTTCTCTACCTTCTCCACCTGCGCTTTAACCTCATGCTTGGCTTCTAGTATGTCCAAATACAACATGCCCAGTAGTGGCAGCATCAGCCCAACCAAAACCAAAGCAGCAACCCAGCCCACTACGTCTTCTCCCAACGATTTATTAGGAGGAGCCACGCCCAAAGATATAGGAGGAATATAGTAGTCACTACTAGGTACACTGACTTTGCTTGGAAGTTTCTTTTTGCCTCCTGCCGTTGCCATTGCTTGTACCTCTGCTGTGCTTCCTGTTTCAGTCTTGCCTGCTCCTGCTCCTGCCCAATAATCTCCCGCATCTCAAAGACTTTGCTGTACAGCGCCCCCATCTCAGGCGGGGATTGGTACACCATCGTTTCTCTGACCGTCACTTCCAGTTCTGCCATCTTCTGCTGGGCCATGATTCTGTTTAAAGCAGCCTCCATTAGATTGGCATTGGGGTCGTAGACTGTCTTGGACTTCTCCTCTTCTTCCCGAATGTGTGCTGCTAACGTCTCTTGGAGCTTAAAGAACTCAGTGAGTTGTTGGACGATTGTGACCATGACTTTGGTTTCATCAACAGCAACATAGGTGTCCTTCTTTTTCCTACCCGCCGTTTCCACAGGTTTATCAGCGGGCCGCCGCCCTTCTTCGGAAAAATAACTCCAAATTCTTCGCCAAATGCTTTGCGCTTCTTTTGCCGCTCCAACAACCTCACCGACAACGGCTTTGACTTCCATAAACGAAGTCTTAGCTTGCTTATATAGGGCGCATCCCTCTTTAATTGCGGCAACGCACGCATTTGCTGCAAAGAGTAGGCTGATTGGGTCCACATGCGCGTGCTCATTTACATGGTGGAGCCAGAGGCTGCCGGGATGGTTGTGACCTGTATGGACATGCTCTTCTTAAGATCAAGAGGAGTATTGCAATCGGAGCAAGTGTCCGCCTCGAGTTCACTCTCGTCCAGGTCGTAGCCACAGCTTGCGCACACGATTTCAATTTCGTGTGCCGGCTCTATGACACCACTAGGCAGCGTCGTCGGAAGGTTGAATAGCTTCATTTTGTTTCTTCGCTTCCTTTTGGATAGCCTCTATGACCTGAAACACTTCAGTGTATGGGCGTGTTCCAAGGTATTGCAGGATGGCATTTACCAAGTTGGTTGAGAGTTTGATTTCGTTCATGGTGCTGTCTCAAGTGCTGTGATTCGTGCTGTCAGGGCTGTGATGAGGGCTTGTTGTTCTTGTATTGCCGCTGTTAATGTGGCAACCAAGTATGAGGAATCCATACCTTGCGGTTTAATATTGCCATCTGCATCAACTGCATCTTTTTCACCAGATACGGCGGCGGGAACAACATCTTGTACTTCATGAGCAATAAATCCCTCGCCTACCACACCGTCACAATCTTTCCATGACCATTGCACAGGCTTCAACGCAGATACCCGTGCAAGCGCATTTGTTAAAGGCGTAATGTTTTCTTTTAATCGGTAGTCAGAAGATGTGTTGTAGAGAACAGCATTTGTTGTTGTGTTTCTTGTAATACTTCCAATAGCTGTTCCGCTTGCGTTACGGAAAACAGCAAAGCCAGCACCGCTTGAAGTAGATACTACTTGAATACCCAAACCGTTTTTACCGCTAGGGTCTGAAAACACAATGCCAAGTTGTTCTGCGCCAACTATGGATGTAGTTCCTACCACCAATTCGCCAGTGCTTAAAACACGCATTGCTTCTGTGCTATTTGGCAAAAATGCAATGTATTTTGCAGCAGTAGTTTTTATCAGAAAATCGTTGGTTGATTGAAGTGTTTGCCATACTTGCGTGAATGAAGTCCCACTTGCATGAAATCCAATGTTGGCAGAACCATCCAATACAGCCAAACTGCTTCTCACATCTAGCCTGTAAGCTGGGGAAGCAGTACCAATCCCCACATTACCGCTTGCATCTTTCACAATGCCTGTCACGCCAACAGTCAGCGTGTCTGATGTGGCATCTCCAAGGGTGGTGTTACCCGTGGTGGTCAGGTTGACTACAGTCTCTGTGCCTGTGTTGGTGAGGCCGGGGGTCGTGATGCCCGTTGTGCCGTCTAGCGTGATTGCCATGTTATATCCCCAATGCTTGTTTAAGTTTTGCTAACTCTGTTGGGCTTTGCAAAATCATATCGGTTAATGTTGGCATAGTAGGCATTTCAACCAATTCTGGCGGGTTAGGGTCTGTAAATTGACCATTTGCGTAAATAAATCCAACATTTGCTCTATCTTCTTGAATTGCAATATGCCCATTTTCAAAACCAGCGGGGGGCGTAGATGGTTGTTGGTCATATTCAATGACATTGACAACAATCCCATTTTTAACAATTGCGTATTTCATACATAGTACTCCTGAACAATAATCATCCCGGAACCTCCGGCACCGCCAGCCAACCCGCCACCCCCTGCTCCACCCGCAGTTCCAGCCGCACCAACCGCATACGAAGATGTTGCCGCTGGAGAATTTATGAGTTTTTCGGTATAACCACCACCACCACCACCAGACCCGCCATTAGCTGTACCAGTTGGGCCACCTCCACCACCCGCTGACCCAAATCCAACGCCAGCCCCCCCAACGCCACTTGCGTGAAACCCCGCAACGCCTCCATGACCAAAGTGCGATGAACCTCCGTAACCCGCCAGCACATTGGAGCCACCGCCAGCCGTACCGCCAAATAGCCCTTGTCCACCCGTAGTATTGATGTCACCGCCTGACGCTGACCCACCAGAACCACCTTGATTTGCAGTTACTGGGCCTAACGACCCACCATTAGCCGTAAGTGTAGAAAATGTTGTATTTCCCCCAGCGGTTGAAGCGGCTGGAGATGTGCCTGACCCACCACCTCCACCACCTCCACCAACGGCTCTAACCCAAATAGCTTTACAGTTTGCGGGGGTTGTATAAGTACCTGACCCAGAAGTAAATACTTGAACTGTATGTGGAACGGTAGTCAAACCAGTGCCACCTGAAGCCACAGGCAAAGCATTGGTCAACGTAACAACCTGACTCGCACTTATAGATACCGCCGTTGTCCCCGCAGTTTGAAGCGCCAACACGCCGCTGGTGTCAGCAGTCTGGACTAGACCAGCCGTGGTGCTGGCATTGATTGTTGTGGTCATTGTGTTACCTCATCTGCTGGTAATGGTGTGTTGCCCTCTGCAAGCCATTTTAGGTAGGCTTGGTAGTCGGTATTGGCTTCACTCATTGGAATGAATGCGTTGTCAGACAAACGCTGAACAACTTGCGTAGAACCTAGCCCTGTTGTTGCTTGTAATTTGTACATTTATAACTCCGCTGATGCTGTAAAATGCATGGATAATGTTTGACCTGCTGAAGTTCCTGCTGGTGTTGTACAAGTTGTACTAAAAGAACTATCGCCCAAGGCTCTGGTAGTAATCCCCGAAGTTACCCCTGCTGTGCTTACATTTACAGCTTGATTTCCAGCAGCATTCCAATTATAAAAAGTCATTGTTGGTGCAGTTCTTTTCACAACAGAAAATTTGCAAGAAGCTCCAAACTGCGTACTTGTCC